GGAGGATGGCTAGTGGATACAAAGTTGAAGAACAAGGTGACGTTACATGAATTCATACGTTTGGAATCAGAAACTTTTTGCAAGACAGTAGAGGACTACGCTAAAAATTTAGAACTCAGCGATCCGTTGACTTACTTACTGATCGTTGACGAGATCGAGAAACGTTTAAGATTGTTCATGAAGTCATGCAGTTACATGCGTCGTCACGCTATGCTTGACGCCGTTCAGTCAGGGATGAGTCAATCAAGCCTTGCGCGTTCTCTCGAGTTGTCGCGTCAACGTGCAAGCGACATGGTGTTGAAGGCAACTGACGAACGTGTATACAATGTGGCTCTGCCTTTCGACAAGATGGAAGAGCTAAAGGACAACGACAAGTTGCATTCGATAATAGTTTCACTCTAAGCTAGGATCACACCCCCTTTAGGGGGGGTGTGATCCAATTGGATACAAGATGGATCTGGGTGGGCTGCCTCGTTCTTCTCCCTTTGCGGGGTAGCCCATCTCCTAGGGAGAAAAATGATTGAAATAAAATTACGTCAGAGTTGGATCAACACCTTTCTCAGATGTCCCGAGCAAGCCAGGCAAGAACGGTTTGGTCTAGTGACACAGAGAGAAACCTCAGATTTACTGAGGGGCAACGCAGTCCACGCAGCCATCGAGTACGCAGGGTTAGCTCTCGTACAGCGAGGCGAACGTGTTGAACTGGAAGAGTTGTTGGATGTATCCGATGCTTTCCTTGCCTCCTACGCTTCTGATGTTGAAGTGTGGAGGCAGGGATATGAACCAACAGTAGACGTGTGCCGCAAAAACCTTGAGTGCTGGCACGAAGAACTGTTTCCAATCCTTGACCCCAAAGCAGTCGAAGAACAATTCACAAAAGAAATAGGCGTGCGAGGCAACATCCGTCTGATGATGACAGGAACCGTTGACTGGATAGACAAGTCAGGTGTGCTATGGGACTGGAAAAATCCAGGCCGTCACTACCAGCCTTGGGAGAAGAAACGCTGGGACATCCAATCCCACGCATACACTTGGGCCTTCGATGCAGACCAATTCAACCTAGGCGTACTGTCCGCAGGGAAACTCCAAGTAATCGAGATCGAAAGAACACCCGAACATAAAGAAGCATTCTTAGAATTGTGTTGGTCACTCGTCCCTACGATTATGTCGAAGGATGAGACATGGCCTCAGAATTGGAGCGGTTGGCACTGCTCCCCACAATGGTGTCCAGTCTGGCAAGCTGGCAAATGTCGAGGGAAACACCTCGGGGATAATCCCTGGTAAGGGAGAAGGAAAATATGACAGATACAGCAAAAATAACAATCAGCTTCACACAGAAAGTAAGTGAAGCAGCATATGAAACAGCGGACTACTCGCTCACCATTGAGCGCACAGTTCCTGAGTCATTGGGAGATGAAGGGATACTCATTGAGGCAACATCGCTCTTCGAGCAAGTTAAATCAGAGGTACTGAAACAAGCAGGTCAGGAGTGGGACTTAACTCCTGATGGAGTTGTGATGCGTCGCCTCAAAAGCGGCGTTTCCAGGGCTGGAAGTAATAATGCCAGCCCCGTTCAGGCAGCCCCTACCAGTGACCAAGCAGGTCCAACGGCGGCATCCGTAGCTGCTCCCGCAGGAGTACCAACACAAAGCGGAGCCAAAATGTCAGGACGCACATACAAGCGCACTGATTTTTGTGTAGGCGGAGACGCAGACACACGCCAAGCAGCCTGGAACCTACTTGCTTTCCAACCACCAGAATGGGATGACAACGGCAACCCACTCAAAGTTTATGAAGTTAAAGAAAAAGCTGACGGAACTACAGACGTAACCAAAGCAGGCAAAAACTTTCCTAACTTCTCTGTATCCAAAGACGCCCTCATTCGTTTAGGTTTCCAACCTCAACGCGACGTAGGCATATGGATAAACGACGGTGATAGCAACATCCCTATCCGTGTATGGGACCAAGCATCAGGCCAGAACAAACAACAAGCAGTTGAATTCGACTGGACTGAACGCCGTAGGGAACTACAGCAGTTTGCATACAAAGGTAAGTGATGGGTGTGGGCGAAGCTACCGAAGCTGTCGCCCTCACCACTGAGGAGATTGATGCTCGCATGGCGAGCATTGATCTCCCAGAGGGAGAGCCGCAGTACAAATTTTTTAAACCAACAGCAGACGCTGTAGACAGATGGGTTCAGTACGCTAAAGGAAGCCACGACTGCTTCTTCTTAGGGTTACCTGAAATCGACACAAGGATGCGAGGCGTATGGCCTAGCGACGTACTCGTCGTAACGGGCAGAGCACACAGCGGAAAATCTGCTGTGCTTCTATCCTCTATGGCACGCAACCTTCTCGAAGACCCAGACTTCTACGGTGTGATCTACACACCAGACGAACCAGAAGTATTGGTCGTCGCGAAACTCTATGCGCTTCTATACCAACGCAACCTAGCTGACGTAGAAGAAGCACTTAAAGAACAAGACTCAGCAGTCATGAACGAAATCCAAGAAGCCAAACACGGCTTCCTGGACAGAATCAAAATCTTTCCCAACGCTCTGTCATTCCGTGACATGTCAGAAGCAATGAGAGAGTGCGAAGATTACTGGCAACACAAACCCAAATTCGTTATGGTCGATTTCCTTGAGCAACTACCAGGAGCAGCAGGATACGAAGGAGTATCCACTGTCCTCAAAGGGCTCAAAGAATGGGCTGAGCAAGAGAACCTACCAGTCGGACTGATCCACCAATCAGGAAAAGCCTCAACCAGAGGCACATCCAGAGGAATGGACGACGGCAAGTTCAACGCAGACGAATATGCAATCCTTCAACTCAACGTGTTTCGACGCAGAGACGACCCGAAACTAACAGAAGTTGAAAGAAAAATTCATTCCGTTTCTGTGTCTCTTGACCTATGCAAAAACAAAAGACCACCCTGCGAAATAACAGATCCACCAATCGACTATTTCATGGACCCCAACTGTGGCTTTGTCAGAACCTACTATGAAACAGACATACCAGGAGACGACAAATGGAAGGGATAAAGCAAAGCACAATAGACCGCTTCGCTGCCCTTCACTACGGAGGGTTCCTAGCAGACGTAACTGACTGGGTTCACCCGCTAGAGGAAGACAAAGAAATTGTCATAGCCTCAGGCCAAAAGTATTTGAGCCACATCAAAACACACCTCGAAAGCAAAACGTCCTTAGGGGTATACCCCCTCTGGTCTCGCAACGGAGTGTGGATGGTTAGCTGGTGCGCTGTAGACCTTGACGAAGGAGAGAAATCCTCTATCCACGCAGACAACCTCGTAGCTTTACTAGAAAAAAGCGGAGTTAAAAGCTGGAAAGAGACATCCAAAAGCAAGGGCTACCATGTATGGGTATACCTACAAGAACCCATCGCCGCGACGGTAGCACGCAAAGCCTTAACAGGAGCCTGCAGAATTGTGGATGTTCCAACCAAGGAAGTGTATCCCAAGCAAACAATGCTGAAAGAAGGGGCACTAGGGAACTGCTTAAGACTTCCTTATCCAAACACTAGGAAGAAAGGCAGACATGAAGTCTTCGCACCAGACGGAGACATGCTGGACTTAGATACCTTTGTTCAAGAAGCATGGGAAAACAAAACAGCTACTGGTTTGATACGGGGCCTGCTTCGTTTCTACGAAGCAACAGAACCTAAAGCTCCTCAATACAAACCAGGACACAGAGCAGACGAAGGATTCAAAGGAAACGCTAGATCCATTTGGGATCAAACAAGTTTCCCTGATCGTTCCGAAGCGATGTACATGTTTGCGAGCAGTCTGCTATGGCAAGACTACTCAGAAGCAGCGACGTTGGAATGGTTACGTAAGCTAGACGAAAGACTCGAGAAGTTTGTTGGTCGCATAGACAGAGAGAAACAACTCGAGAACATTATCAACAAAGCTACAACTACAACGAGGTACCGTGACTAAACGATCTTATAAGTTCACCATTCCAGGTAAACCTAAAGTAAAAGGAAGACCGCGGTTTGGGAAAGGCTACGCCTACACACCTAAGTCAACGTTGGACCACGAAAAACTTATTCGTGAGTACTACAAAGGACCTAAGTTTGAAGGTCCAGTGTCTGTTAGCTGTGTGTTCACAGCGAAACGAACTCAAGTAACTATCTCTCAACTCGACGAACCAAAGAACGGGCTAAGAGGGGATACAACAAACTACTTGAAGGCAGTAGAGGACGCTTTAAACGGTGTGGCTTATGAAGATGACATACAGGTTTACCGTGTTGTAGGTAAGAAAAAATGAGTGGAGCTTTCCATGAAGGTTCAATGGAAACTCGTTACAAAAGCATGGGGGATGAAGCTGAAAGCCATTTCGAAGCGAACAACACAGGTTTTGTGCGCTTCGGGCTTCAGCGCCCTCCGTTCTACGTTCACAAACTTCCTTACACCTTCAGACACACCCCAGACTATTTGCAAGTAGATCCAACACGTCTAGTTGAAGTCATGGGCATGGGAAGAACTCCTTTAAAACTAAAATTAGATAAACTTACTGCGCTACAATGGTGGGATGGGTCAGAGATGGATGTCTGGCTCTGGGTGTGGTCATCCACACTACAAAATTTTGCCCAGCTAAAGTTTCGAGATCTGATGCACTTAATAAATACTGAAGAAGTGCCAGTAGGTAAATTTCATGAAGGCAAAACGTATCTATCCATAAGGGAAGAACTTTTGCCTTGGAATGAAACATAACAACGAAAACGAAGACGCATTTTTTTCTGAATTAGAAAATTTTAAATTCCCGTCACTCAAACGTCAAAGTCCTTACCTAGAACACAGCTACTTCTACTTAGGTGAGCAAAGATACGTTGGTAAAAGACCTACCCCCCAAAACATATACGAAGCATTGATGTGGGCTAGACCTGGCGAAGAACCTGTCACATCTAAAAATGAGCTAGAAGAAAAAAACGACGAACTATTAATTGCAGTACAAGAAGTGTTCTTTCAACTAACAGAAGAAGAACAATGGCTTTACCAAATGTTCGTCGAGGTAGGACTTTCTTTAAGATTCTTAGGACTCATAATTCATGTGCCTAAAACAAGTTTGGCTAGACGACGCGATCAGCTTCATGAAAAAATAAAGAGTCTTCTGCTTGAACAACCTGCAGTCAGAGAGTATCTACTTAACTCAAACATCATCTCTAGTGGTGATACACCGACTTAAAAACTCAGCGAATCCTTCTAACCAATGCATGAGAGAAGCTAAAGCGACAAGGTTGCCTTCTTGAGCATCGTCCCATGCATTGACTATGTGATATAGCTCTGGTTCTTGAAACATTAACAAGACACCAAGGTCTTCGTTAACCCATTGAGCATGAGTGCCATCAACCATATCCAGCAGCCCGCGAGATTGAACTAAATAATGTTCGATCTCGTCTTCGATCTCCAAGCCTTCTACAGCCATGAAATCTGCCCAAACTTCTTCCAAGTCCTCTTCCACTAGATCAACGACCTAACCTAGCTTTGGCTAATGATTTAACAGCAGCAATAGCAGCCGCGGCAGCGGCAGCACCTGCAGCTTTCAAAGATGACACATCAGTAACAACCATTACAGCTAACCCTGCCTCGATCGCAGTCCAAACGGATCTCTCAACCCAATCGGCCCAATCAAAACTCTTAGCTGCGGAACCTTCAGTCATACAATTATCTTTCTAATAAGCAGGACGTTTCTTAGCTTTCTTAACAGGTGGTCTAACTTTTTTAGATACCTTTGGCTTCTTCACTTACCGAATGGTCTTCCACCTTGGTTCTGATTACCAAGCCCTGTTGAACGCAAATATGCAGCATCAGTTTTAGCTTTCTTGCCCATATCGTACATGTTATCAACCGACGATGAATCGTACGGCTGATCTTCGTCTTTACTGCCAAATGTGTCAGCGTAAGACCCGTAACCTTTTCCTTTAGTCATTTGTATCCTCCTATATGTGGGCCTTTTGGCCCACTATGCGAACAGAACATCCCAAGTATTGACACCAACTACACCGTCAGCCTTAAGAAATGCAGAATATTTTCGTTGGAACTGACGGACAGCAGAGCGGGTTCGACGGCCAAACATGCCGTCTACCCCACCAGGTTCGAACCCTAAGTCCACTAAACGCTCCTGAACGGCTCTAACAGCCTCCCCACGGCTCCTTCTCCTCAAAGAAAGAGGACTATGGGATACAATCTGCTTCAAAGAATCTAAGTGAGCTTTGATTCCATCCCACTCGATAAGATTAGGGTCACCCAAAGGCAAAGGCATACCAGCCCTCAACCAGTCATACAACCAGTTGCCTGGGCAAGTAGAATTACCTAAATCTCTGTGCCCT